GGTAGCTTAAATGCAAGGGGCTAAGTCAACTGGTGAGCCCGCGGTTGAGAAGGAGGAGTCTTTCTCAAACGATGTCCAAAACCAGCAAGTGGCCAGGAGGAGTGGTCGCAACGAGGGCGGAAGCCTAGCGTCGGTTTGGAGAGTCGTTCGCGCACTGACTAGACACGGTGCTCTGGCGACGGAAGGAGCTGCGAAACGCATCTCTGGATGGTTGAACCGACTGGAAACGGGCCGTGCGCAGGATCTGAGAACGCCTTTCTTTGCCGAGAAGGGTGTTGGAGGTAAGCTGCGCCCAGCCCCACGTAGTAGGATCGTTTCTGGATTACGTGAGCGTATGGCTCAAGTGAGAGTTGAGCCAGGCCTTGGGAAGGTGTTAATTACTTGGGAGAACGACGAGGCTGAAGATATTGGGCCTTGGTCGACATATCTCCCCGCACACGTAGACTTACCTGCGAAGGTTAAAGCCGTCTACAGCGATAAGCAACTCTCAGTAGACGTGAAGGCACTAGACCGGTCGTTGGACTGGTTGACGTCCCTTGTCCAGGAAGGGTCTGTAGAGCAAGTCTCAGTAGAGGATGCGATCAATGGTGAGCGGTCGGGGACTGCAAACGACGAAGAAGAGTCGGGACTTGACACGTCGACGAACTCTGGTATGCCTTTTGTGATCCGCAGATGGAAGCCAACAGATGCAATGGATCCAGAGACGCGTGCCCAGACTGATGAAGCTTTCAGATGGTACGTCGACATGAGCAAAACCTTGATCCGAGAGCTAAGTGCGGGTGGTGAGATGCCACATCAGTATGCGATCGCAAGTCAGAGACTAGTCCAAAAGGGTCCCAAACCTTACGCGAGTAAAAGTAAACGACTCGTGGCGGCGTTTCCGAAATACGAGGCAATTGTTGCGAAAACGCTAACTTTTGGCATGGTTGAAAAGATGCGTGCCATTATGTTAGATGGGATTCGGGTAATGATTGGGTGGACTAACCTTCCCAATATAGACGTTGAGATGCAGAAACTGCTGCAGGCTGCGGCCAATCAGAAGCAGATCATTCTCTCCGGAGATGTTTCTAATTTCGATGCGTCTGTACCTCCCGAGCTACTCTGGCGCGTAGCGCAAGCTATGGCGGTCTGGTTACGCGGTAATGGGGCGAAAATTTTCAGGGCTATGGCATATGGGATGATCTACAACACAAGTCTTATCACGCCAGATAAGATTTATCCCGCCGGTCCTTCGTCTCTGAAGTCGGGGAGTGGATACACGCAGATTTTAGGTTCGGGAGCGAACCTTACTATTCTACGTTACGGCCATGAGATTGGGCTGTACAAGATGCAGAACGTTTGCGTTCTGTCTGATGACAGCATCCTTCGTGGTGACGGATGCACCCCGGATTCAATATCCGCAACGTACAAGGCTTTTGGTATGGAATCGCATCCGGAAAAGCAGTTCTATGAGGAGAACTCACTACACTATCTCCAACGGCTACACTATTTAGGGAGACCTGGCGGTGTGGCAAGTGTGATGCGAACTCTGGGGCATGTGCTAGGTTTTGAGAACATGCGTTACCGACCCGGAGAAGAGTTCAACTCCTACTCATACGTGATCCGCGCTCTCAGCCAACTAAAGAACTGTGAGTTTTCGCCCTATTTGGTACCCTTCGTCGAGTTTATGAAGGAAGGGGATAAGTTAGGGCTTGGTGCGGATTTATCACCCTCTGAGATCCTTGATCGCTCAGGAATAGCAGGAAGGGATATGATGAGGTTAGCTACCCAAGCACCGTGGCGAAAGCTTGGCCCAAACACACAGTTTGAAAACTGGTTGGTTAATGGGGTACTGCGGGAGGAGAAGCCACCTCCTGCGGGTGATGCACTCTTTGAAAGGGTGCACGGCATCAAAGTCGGTGAGGTAAGCCGACAG